CCCTATCGTATCTGCCACCCAGACCACTCGTTCTGGTTATGGTAGCAGTGACGTTGACCTTACTGACACTTCTGAGTCCTTTGGTCTCCCTGCTACTGCTGATCTTATGTTTGCCCTTATTTCAACGGAAGAGTTGGAACAAATGGGACAGATTATGGTGAAGCAACTCAAGAACAGGTACAACGATCCTACGGTCAACAAAAGGTTTGTCGTGGGTATTGACAGAGCGAAGATGAGGCTGTATGATTGTGAACAGTCTGCTCAGAAGAACATCGTTGACTCTGGACAGGACCTTGAAGAAGACCTTAACCCAACTGACATTTTAAAAAAGTTCACAGGATTTAAAGTATGACTATTGATTTCTCTCGTTATGAGCATTTTGTAGACGAAGTAACCAGCGATGCTTCCAAAGATTTTGTTTACCTTGCTGATCGTCTTGTTGAACTGGATGCTAAGGGTGCCAATATTGAACGACTGCTTACTGCTGGCGTTGGCATCAATGCTGAGGGTGGTGAGTTTCTTGAGATCGTTAAGAAGATGGTATTCCAAGGTAAGCCTTGGAACGACGATAACCGAGAACATCTTATTATTGAGTTGGGTGATATTCTGTGGTACGTAGCGCAAGCAACCCAAGCACTTGGCGTTTCCTTTGAGGAAGTGATTGAGATCAACGTCAAGAAATTGGAGAAGCGTTATCCTGGTGGTGAGTTTGACATCCACTATTCTGAAAACCGTGCTGCTGATGATCGATGACTAAGTTTATTATGTTTACCAAGGACTCCTGTGGTCCTTGTGGATTAGTTAAAAGATATATCAAAGCGTTGAAAGATGAACGCACTAGTGTTATTGAAGAAGTCTTTCTTGAAGACTTCAGTGATGTACCGATCCCCCAAGAGAATCTAGATCTCGCCAAGAAGTATGGTGTAACTGCTACTCCTGTTCTTGTCATTGCTGATGAAAATGGTGAGTTGCTAGAGACTTATACTGGCGGTATGGGTATCACTCAAAACATCCGCAAGTTGTTTGATAAGTATGGCGTATAACTTCCATACCTTTGCTCCCCTGGCAGTTTACGAAACTGAACTGCCAGGGTTTTTGCCTGCAATCTACAAGTCCTACGATGATCATAAGTTCCCAACCAACAATGGTGAGATCACTGGAGAACTAGCAGGTAAAGTATTGGTCCATCAGGACAAGAGACTGCATGATTTTTTTAAGGCAGTTGGTAGAAAGACTAGAGAGTATCTGAATAAGTTCGACATGGACACAGATGCTTTTGAAGTTAACATTACAAAGAGTTGGTTTGGTATCTGTGAACCTGGGCAATCATTCCCAATGCATTATCACTCCTGCTCCCATATCAGTTTTGTCTATTACGTTCAACCCACTGGTGATCCGATTGCATTTCACGTCGAGAATCCAAACCAATGGTTCGGTGCAGCATTCTCTTTCACTGGTCAGCAGAATGGTCTCAACACTAGGGACTATGTGATTGAACCCAAGGCAGAACACCTCTTACTATTCCCTGGTTCACTGGAGCACTACACTGTGCCAGTTGACAGACTGCACACTCGCATCTCCCTTGCTGGTGACATCGTGCTAACCTTGAAGAAACATAAGGTTGGCAGTGAAGCAGGACTACTCTCCCCACGCTTTTGGAAACGTTTCTAAATAACTGGGGAGGATTTTTTTATGACAGCACTTAATTTCCAGGAGTTCAATAAAAGGTTGAGGGCTAACTTGAAAACCTTCTGGCAAATGTCGGTTACAGATCGTCGCTTTGTCTTAAACAAAGCAACAAAGGACTGGGATGGTCAAGTTAAATTGACAGAAGGTATTTTAGTATCTGGTCTCGTATATGAAACTAAAAAAATGGACGAGAACACAGGTAGAGAAGTAAAGGAGAATAGGACATTTCTCTGTAGAGATGATCTTTATCACACTGCTGATAAGTTTGCGAATGCGGTGATTCATAGACTTCCTTTCCAAGGTGACCCTCAAATAGGAAAGAAACTTAAAGTTGTCCTCTATGATGAAAAGACAACTATCCCTTTTGGTAATTTATTTAAGTCTCCTGATTTTGGAGGAGGAAGCACCAGTCTTGATCTTGGTCAGTTGAAATGGGGACACCTTGGATTCTTTGCTGAGCGTTGTGGATTTGAAAAACTCCCCCCTGGTAAACAGATTGAACTGTATTGGTTGAATGACTTTAACGAGTTGATTACCAGAGAACGTGAAAAATTGATGAAGAGTGGTCAGGATGTTTGTCTTGATCTTGAAATTGCAGGCGTAAAGATCTCAAATGTTATTGGTGCCATGGGTGCTCCAGGTGCAAAATCAGATCCTAAAGCTGATATTGTTTTTGTGACTTGCAAAGATGGATGTTTAGATTACACGGGATTTGCATCGCTCAAGGATGGTACTGAGGTTAAACACTTCCAGCAGTGGGGTGGTCTCTCTGATTTCAATACCCATTCAGAGGTCAAGAAGTTTGCTGAAGATTTGAAACAGATGTACCCCCAGGGCATCACTGCTGCTGGTGGAAAGGTTAATATAGGCAGAGAGATCCAAGACAGGGACATGAAGATCCAAGCGATCTATGGTAAGGATTATAGGAGAGGTCAATATAGTTCTGACTCTGTTCAATTTATTATTCAAGGAACTCCACAGAGACTTCAAAAGACTGGTAATGTTTATAAATTAATTACTGGATCTACTCATATCTACAGTGATAGTATTCAAGATCAGAATAAATTGATGACTGGTTCAAGCAGACCAGTTTTCATGGCTAGATCTGATAGTGGGAGAAATGATCTTGGGGTTCCTGGCACCAGAATATTCATTTATTCTGCAGGTGGTCGTACAAGCTGGAATTGGATCTGATGGCAAACGTAGTTAAGCTCAAACACCTAGAACACTTAGAAGATGAAATGTTTAACTATGGCACAGAAGGATGCCATGCTGCAGTTCGATTTATGGATGAGCTCCTAAAGATGCTCGGTGAGAAAAAAGGTTCTGGTTATTTGCAAACGAAATGGGATGGGGCTCCTTCGGTTGTTTGTGGTAAAGATTCAATAACCAATAATTTCTTCGTTGCAAACAAGTCTGCATTCAACGTAGGAACACCAAAGATTGCATTTAACTATGATGAAGTTGACTATCATTACGGGTCGGAGGGTCTTGGAGAGACGCTGAAGATTTGTTTAAGATATTTTTGCCAAATGAACATTAAAGGTGTTGTCCAGGGCGATGTTCTCTTCGTGGAAAATAAAGTCAAAAACGAAATGATTGGTGGTAAAAAATATACAACCTTTAGAATGAATACTCTTAGTTATGCTATTCCCTATGAACATCCTATAGCACAGAGAGTACGTTTGGCGAAGGTTGGAGTTGTCTTCCACACTCACTATGAGGGTAAGACACTGGAAGAGATGTCTGCTAGACCTGGCGCTGATGTTCCAGAGAATAATGATCTTCCTGAAGTTGTGCAATTCTTCAATGACACTCCTCTTGTCGATACTGCAGTTTCGCAAACGGTTCTGACTAAATTTGCAAACAATACTAGAACTATTGAGAGGATGTGTGTGATTTGTGGACCATTTTTAAATGACTTGGTGAGCAACATGTCCACCACAGGACCTAAAAAATTTCATGTTGCATCATACCTCAAACAGTTCTTTAATGATGAGGTAAAACAACGACGAAACATCGTAACACCACAGACAACATACAAAGCATTGGGAGAATTTTATTATAAAAAGATGACTGCGGTCATTGACAAGTTACAATCTCCTAAAGCTAAGGCTGAGAAAAGAGCACTTATGTATGCGGGTCTCAAGTATCTGGAAACTATGGAGACCCAATTCAATGCGATGCTTGCCCTATATAAAAAGATACAAGAGAACAAACAACTTGTTATTGATGAACTTGATCGCGTAGAAAACCTTGGTCCAGTTAAGTTTTTTGTTAAGACTAAGAATGGATATGAAGTAACTAATCCAGAAGGATATGTTCTTCACCTTGACGGTAACATGATCAAGTTGGTAAATCGTATGGAGTTCTCATATAACAATTTCGTAGTAGAGAAGGACTGGAAGTAAATGGAAATCGTAGATTACAAACCAGTCTACTTTACTTTTGGTAGGTTCCAACCATGCACCTGGGGGCATGAAGAGAACTTTAGATCCCTGAAAACAATTGCTGATAGTAATGATTGGTTTATCATTCCATCTCCTAGTGTTGGCGATGCAGAAAATCCTTTGCCCGCAGAAGTACGAATTAAGTACATGAAGAAAGCTCTTCCCTGGGCAAGCGATCATTTACTCCTACCGTCTTACGTAACTAGAGCTGGTGCGAATAATCCAGTCGTAGCATCTATTCAGAGTCTTCAAGACATGGGGTATGACAAGTGCTACATGGTAGTTGGTAGCGACAGAGTAAATGCTTTTTCGTGGACTAAGAGACGGAACGGAATAGACTATGCTTTCTATGATTATGACATCATAAGTTCTGGAAAGCGTGATGCCGATGGGGATACATTTCGTATCTCTGGTACAAAGATGCGTAGGGCAGCAGTGGCAGGAGACTATAAATCTTTTAAGGAAGGAATGCCGAAGCCTCTTAGTGAGTCCGACACCAAAAAATTAATGGAAGAGATTAAGTCAAGAATGCCTGCGGATTATAAATAAAACATGGTATCATTTGATATTGATGGGTAGTTTTAGCGAATTCAATAAGCGAGCACAGGTGGCAAAAGAAAACGTCACTCGTGATCAGTTCTATCGTAATGAGATTTATAAGAAAGGCGAGTGGGTCCTCACCGAAAATGGACAGGTAGGAAAGATTCTTCGTCGTGGTCCTAATTATGTTCTCTGTTTAACTGCTGAGGAAACTACTTTTAGAGCATGGGTAAAAGATATTAAAGAAGTATTTGAAATTGGTACTGACGCTTATCGTGAGTATCTTCAATCTCTTACTCCTGGAGAAAAGGTACAACCTTTTTCCAAGACCAAAGTAAAACAAGTCATTCCCCCTGACCCCAAAAAAGATAAGATGGAAAACAACGAGTACGTAGCAGCAGTGGCAAACGCCCTGTCTAAAAAATCGACTGGACTTTTATCCGCTAACGTAAAGAGCGTCAATGAGACTTGGCGT